CACCGCATTGTGGCAGCACATTTCCTCAATGATTGGGACCCCGGATTGGAGGTGAACCACATCGACGGTAATCGCTACAATAATGCCGTGGAGAACCTTGAGATGTGTACTCACCAGCGCAATATGGAGCACGCCATAGCCAATGACCTCAAAAACGACTATGGCGAGAAGAGCCGTAATGCAAAACTAACCAACGCACAGGCAGAGAGAATACGCGAACGCTACTATGCAGGTGGCGTAACGCAGTTGGAATTGGCTATCGAGTATGGTGTATCGCACCAGACCGTGAGCTGCATTGTGCGACATAAAAAGTATTTCAGATGATAGTAACAAGAGTAAAACGAAGACGAGCAACAGCCCCGATGAAGGTGATTGACTCGTTTGTGGATAAGGGACTTGTCGAGGGTGGACACGCCTCACTCCCTGATATCGATGTCGACTACGCCTCGGACCGCCGTCAGGAGATGAAGGACTACCTTGAACAACGATACAATGTCGGTGGTCGTCAGCGTGTGTTCTCGGCAGGAACATTTACTACGCTAAAACTCAAAGCGGCACTCAAAGATGTGGCGCGAGTACACCGTGTGCCGCACGGTACGGTAAACTACATAACAGCGATGCTCGATGATGGTGCCGACTGGACAGGACTTTTCAAGATAGCCGTTACCAACCGCAAGGTCTACGACTTTATACAGACCTATCCCGAAGTGATTGAGGATGTACGAGTATTGCTCGGTCAGCCAAAGGCGGCATCAGTGCACGCCTCGGCAATCATCGTCACCCCCGAAAAGCGTGATGGCAAGGAGGCGGACTGCTTTGACTTCCTACCCATACGCAAGATGGACGGAGCGTTGGTATCGGAGTTCGATGGATATTCTGTCGATGAGATTGGATTGCTCAAAGAGGATGTGCTGGCAACGAAAGAGTTGGCAAAGCTAAGTGCCACCATTAACCTCGTAAATGAGCACTACAATCAGCAACTGACCATAGAGAAGATAACAAGCGAGATGCTCGATGATGAGAAGACCTATCGGATACTCTCAGAGGGTAATACGCAGAATATCTTTCAGTTCTCCTCGCCGGGCATCACTCGCTTTATTCAGGATGTGCAGCCCAACTGCATCGAGGATCTGATTGCCATAAATGCTCTCTTCCGCCCTGCGACACTCGACATCGGAGCAACCGATGACTATGTTCGTTACCGCCGTGGCGATGTGGCTCCGGTCTACAACTTCGGCTGCTATGAGGCAACGAAGAATACCTACGGCATTATGGTCTATCAGGAGCAGTTTATGTCGGTGGCCCACACACTCGGAGGCTTTGACCTCGGCAAAACTGACTACCTGCGTAAGGCTATCGGTAAGAAGAAAGCCGACCTTATGGCCTCGCTCAAGAACGACTTCATTGCGGGTGCTATAAAGAATGGTTGTCCACCTTATGAGGCCGAGGAGATATGGGGCAAGATAGAGACAGCTGGTAAATACTCCTTCAACCGCTCACACGCCGCAGCTTACGCTCTAACTGCATTCTGCGGAGCGTGGCTCAAGGCTAACTATCCGACAGCATTCTACACAGTGGCATTACAGTGGGCAGATGATAAGGAGATGCCGGCACTGATGTCGAAGATGGAGCGATGCTCGGTGGCGAAGATTGTGCCGCCCGACATCAACCACTCTACGGTGGAGTTCTTCACAGACTACAAGACAAATGAGATTTATTGGTCACTTAGTAGAATTAAGTTCGTAGGCATTAGGACGGCAGAGTATATCGTTAAAGAGCGTTTACGCGGCGATTTCAGAGGTGTTGAAGACTTTATTGAACGCATCTTTTATCGGAAGTTGAAGGGTTTTCGTGCAAGGCATTGGGATACGATAGAATCGATAGATAATAACCGAGTTCCAGTAAATACAAGGCACTTGAAAAATATGATTTTAGCAGGATGCTTCGATAGAGTTGAGAATGTCAAGTCTGTAATTGAGCGATATTCTATACTTAAAAGAGCAGCTGCGGCATTAAGACTTGAATTGACAGATAGCGATGCACCGGCAGAACTTCGTGATAAGCATTACTACTGGTCTCAGCAGCAGATTGCTGTCTCGGGTATCGGAATGATAGACTATCGTCGCATATTCGATAACTCCCCTGATAGAGCATCGGTTAAAGGTAAAGCCTCATACATTCCACTTGCAGATGTGTTGCAGAGAGAAAATGAAAAATGTCGTGCAGCAATATGTGCCACCGTATCGGAATACTCTGAACATAGCTATAAAGACCAAGAAACTGGAATGAGCAAACGATTCGCTAAGTTATTGCTTACTCAAAATGGTCAAACCGTGGAATGTGTGCTGTGGGATGAGTTTTACAAATCCCACAAATCGGAACTTACACAAATTAGTGGAAAGATTATTATTCTCACTGCGATGATACGATATAGCCATTATTCGGGCTGTAACACATTGCAGTCATATCATAATTCACTTCTATTCATTCAGTAATATGGCTCCAAAGACAGAACAAAAAGTATATGTAGGCGTTGGTCTTGACTTTGAGACAGGTGGTCTTGATCCGCAGACTTGTGCCTGCACCCAGATAGCAGTACAAGCGGTAAGGCTCGACACTTGGCAGGTGATTGACCAGTATCAGGCTTACATCTATCCCTACACCAAGAAATTTGATGGGTTGAACGTAAAGAAAGTGCTTAAGACTCGACGAGAATTGGAGAAGGAAGAGAACACTCCCATGCTCTATGAGGATAGGGCATTGGATTATTCGGCTATAACAATGGATATGTTGCGCAAACAAGGAGTTAATATCAAGCAGGTTGCAGCTGAAATCATAGCCTTTGCCAAGCGTAATACTGTATCTGTTGGCAAGCAGTGTAAGCCCTTTCTTATCGGGCAGAATATTCAGTTCGATATCGGCTTCTTGCAGCAGATGATGAACTATGCCGGGCTTATGGAGGAGTTTGAGAAGACCTTTGCAGGAACAAAAGATTACTATGGACACTTCCAGCCTCACTACATCGATACGATTCTTATAGGTCGCCTGGCTTTCGCAGCCGACAAGGAGGTAACATCATACAAATTGGAGATTGTTGCCTCGCAATTAGGCGTAGACCTCGACGATGCTCACGATGCAGCAGCCGATGTAACAGCAACCCTTGATGTGCTTGGCGTCTATACCTCACGCCTAAGAAACAACGAGGGAGCAACGATGGTAACTCAACAACGAGATAAAACAAGAAAACATTTCAAGATATGACACAGAAAAATAGACTCCCGGAAGAAGTGCCCGAGACCATCACATTCCGCACTGCAGACAGAATGATGTATGGCGCTTTGGGGTACGACGGCAATGAACTGATGGCTGTGATTTCTGGCTACGACCTCGAAATCAAGTTCAATATGCGACTCATCAACTCACTGGCCGATGCCGAGGCGTGCGCCAATGCTCTGGCCGATGTCTTCTATGAGGCACTGATGGATCAATTAATTCGAGAAAATAAACCTTTTGCTAAACCTCCCGAAGCAAAAACACCTACTCTTAAATAAAATAGAAAGAATATGTCGGAACTAAATGATAACATACAGAATAACCCTGAGGAGAAGCCACTCACCGAGCAGGAGATGCAGTTCTGTGATCTCTATGTGAATGGAGGAGCAATGTATGCAGGACGACCGGCTAAGTGTTTCAAGGAGGTGTTTGGCGAAGATGCTACCAAATACCCCTCTGCCGCAGTAAACCGTATGCTGCGCAGGCCACACATATTGGCTCATATCAAGATGCTTCTGTCATCAGATCGCTTTGAGATGGAAACTATGGCTGTAAAACTCCAAGTAGCAGAGACGCTTAAAGCCGTAATGGATGAGACCGCATCCTCGGACTATACAGACCGTTTTGGTGTGCCTCTTTCGCCGGCTCCGCTTCGTGCAGTTTCGGTCAATGCAGCAAAGGCTCTGATGGATATTTTCCCCATAAAGCATAAAGAGGATAACAGACTGCGTATCGAGGGTGCTGACGGCAATGTGATATTCAATGTGATTGTACCGACAAACCCTCCGAAAGATGAGCAAAAAGAGGAAGAGTAAAAGCAAGGTAACCCGAAAGGATATTGCGTGGTGGACCTACTTCGTGATAATGATAGCACTTGTCATCTTCGGGTTTTGGAATAG